CAATACACCAGATTTTAAACGCTCTATGCGTTTCTGCATCTATCCTAAAATTAACTAGAGTCGTCGACGACATTAGTCTTCCTCTGCCAACTTAGCAAAGTATGACATAGCATCATCTTCTTCACCATCAGCAGCTGCGATTTCTGGTGCTGCCGCAACTTTACGCACAACAGGTTCTTCGACTTGATCTAGAGATGGATAGTTACCAGCGCCATCACCAGCAGACAGACCTAGTACCATATTCAAACGCTGTTCCAACTCACCATAAGACTTAAAGTTACACGGATCAGTAAACTCGTTGAGGTCATAAATTTGACCATAAATTTCTTCTAGGCGATCTTCGTTTTCAGAAAGAGTAGAAGTTGACGCGAACTCAGACTTGTCATAGTTACGATAACCTTCCACGTTACGGATCTTCAATTTAAATGAAGCGCCTTCCCAAAAGTCAAATGGATTGATAGGATCTTCGTCTGCAAACTGTGGTTGCATAACATCCATAATTTTATCGAAGATCTTTTTGCCGAAAGTGAACAAAAAGACTTGCCCTTCGTTTTGTGGATTAGCAGGATCAGACTCTACAAGAATGTTAGAAACATAATGTAGACGACGCTTACGTTCGCGAGCAATATCTTTATCGCGATCGTTGCCTGAATTCCAGAGTTTGGAATTAGATTCTGATACGGGATCAGATTGACCAATAGAAGTCAAAGACTTCTCAATGTACCATTGACCCGTCGGTCCTTTAAAACCATGGTCCCAGTAGCGAACCCAAGGCAGTTCATTACCTTCGGCAGCGGGAAGAAGTCGAATTACAGCGTAACCGTTTCCTGCTTTATCTACTGTGGGTTTCCATTGACGTTCGTCAACGTAAGATTTTTTTTCTGGACCGTTGTCACTAGATGCCGCCGATACTAACTTGGCGATTGAATTTGCGCGATTGCGCTTTAGTTCTGCAAAAGACATATGTTTTTCCTCGTATTACAGTGTATTTTTAGTATTTTCGTATTATCCACTTTATTCATAATATAACACTATTTATAATAGCATATTTTTTTAGGGAAGTCAATCCCATAGTACACGCGGTACTTGCGGAGGATGCCATCTGAAACTTAAACAGTCTCGGACATGCTCTCCATTCTGAACTCCGTGCCAAAGACTTTGGTCAAAAGCAACGGGAGTATCTAGAATATATTGATCTACAACGTCGTAGTTCCTGCAACTGGGGTTTAAAGAATATCCTGCAAGTATTTCTTCAGGGTTTTCTTCAGGCGTTAAATCAAAACGTTGTACATCTTCAACTTCAAACTGATAAAATTCTGTAACCGATTCGACGCAACCAGAGATAGGAACGTTTATCGCTGGCGACATCCCCTCATCTTTATGCGGAGCGAGATGAAAATTTGGTGGAAGGCATAATCGCAACACGTAGTCAGGTAATTTATCAAAGGTTTCCTTCAACCAGTTTTTAGTTAATGGTATTTCGTCTAACGAAAAATTACTTGTCTGCCATTGACTAAATGTATACCAACCATCAACAAGAAACGGTGGTGGGTTTACTTTTGCCCAGGATTGTAACTCAGATTGAATCGCGTCCCAATCATCAGGATATAGTTTCTTATACCTCATCAAAAAGTCCTGCGGTTTTCTTTCTTGGTAAGTAATTTAGTTCTCTTGCCTCTTTTTCTATTTTCTCTTTAATAATAGGCGAGACAAACTTCTTACAGTCTTCAATGTCAATATTATTCTTTTCGCAAAGATACACTATAGCATCAATATATGGAATAGATTTTTCGGCAACAGTTTCTTCGATCATCTTACTAAACTTTGCCTTGTTAATCATTAGACCATCAAGTTTCATTCTTATTCTCCCATACCCGTCGAATATCTGGATACCAAGTGCCAGCGTTTCTTTTTACCATGCCATCCTTGTCATATGCTACTGCTTTACATACCCAGCGGATTCTATGTTCTCTTTGCTCGCCAAACCACATATCATTCCAAATACCCGTACGAAGATAGTTTTGCATATTCGTTACGTAAGTTTGCGCAGACTGATAACGCAACCTGATTTTTTTTTCTGGCGACTCTTCATCTTTTTTGTTGTTTGCTAAGAACAACTTCCAAGTAGACAACCACTTCTTAACCTTTTCGGGATGTAAAAAGTAATCAGGTTCTTTAGGTAGATCTATCGCCTCGGTAGTGTTCGCATCCTTCAACGATCTCGCTCTTCGTAAAATAGGTTGAAGGGAATTTTCCAAACTAGCGCGAATCGTATCCGGCATGAATCCAAGTTTAATAGCAGTCCACCCATACTTTGAAAACGAAGTTAGATACACGTCGGGAATAATTACAGTTTCGTCGTGCATATCCCAGTCAGAGTATTCGCGTATCCATTTTTTTAACCAGTGGATCTGCTCTCTGTCAGATATTTCGAAGTGTACATAATCTGCTGCCGTTTTAAAAGCAGCGATCTTATCGTCTTCAGTTTTTGCTTTACTCAGTTTTTCCCAATTAGGTTCGGGGACTAGTGTCAGTTTTTTCTTAGGAACAAACTTTTTCTTTTTAGGCATTTTCAGCAAGCCAATCTTTTTCGCCTACATAAGTGGGGAGGTCGGGATCAGAAAGAATACTGTCCAACAATTTTTTAGTTTGGTACAGTTTCTTTTTCTGACCCCAACCAAAGAATCCATCCATGTTTGGATCTTTTATATCATAGTGCCATTCATGTAATGCTTTTTCTACAGTTTGAAAACTAGTTGTTATGGGCATTCCTATACTCCTCATTTGCGTCTGTTACTGCGTCTAACAGCGGTGTATCATTAGAAAGAAATCTTAACGCCGCCATATCTTTAGGAAGGCAATGTCCGCCGTATCCATATCTATTATCGGGACCAGGAACTTGAGTATGCGACCTCCCGATCCTTGGGTCTATAGTAATAGCGTCAATCATTTGATCGAACCCTTCGAACCCTATGCTGTTATAAATGCGATACATCTCATTAAAGAAGGTCACTTTAGTTGCAAGAAACGTATTCTCAACATACTTGGCAAAGGACGCTTGTTGAAGGGTACAATATTTAACTTGGTCTAGCTTAGGCAATACGGGGCGAAACAATTCATCCCAGAAACGGCAGTCATCGCCGCCATAGATTGCAAACGTCTGATTCTCAAACTCTTCGGTAGGTTCTCGGTGAATGTTACTACCGCCCAGAAACTCGGGTGAATAGGTAATGCTCTTTCGCATACCTTTAAGTCTGTTAGGAGTCTCGCCACACAACCACACTGGATCAACAGCAGATTTGATCAGATACTTAACATTGCCATATTTGTGAAACACTTCTTCAACATGATCTGTATTACAAGATCCATCATCACGCATAGGAGTCGCAACACAAACGACTACGGCATCGACTGGATCAAATTCTACATCACGGTAGTAGTGATAATCTTTTGCGGGGTCATCAATAAAAACATCAAGACCGTTTCGTTTTTCTAAAACATATTTTACTGCTTGACCAACTGGTCCATAACCCGCGATAATTATTTTCAATTCAATACCCCTAATGCCCAATTTTCAGCAACGTCTTCTGCCCAGTTCAAACTATGATTATGACAGTCAACTGTTCTTATATAGCGACTCTTTTCATACAGATCTACCTCAAAACCTTTCTGCGTCTTGTTGACTATTGCTTCTTTTTTACCATTGGTTGACCAATGCGTTGAAACGCGATCACAGATTTCGACTCTACGCTTATGCTCTAGATGAGGCGACTCCATTGTTTGTTTCATATTTTTACCTCCAAATATTAAATCCCATTGTTTATCAAATTCGTTCTGATGAATCTTGATAGGTCTTCGTTTACTTCCTTTACTCATTTTTTTCCTTCGGCAAGCAAAACCAATCTCTGCGTTTTCTTTTTATTACATTATAACCAAGAACGTCTTCAAGCATCCAACGAAGAGGTTCGCGATTGCATTTTGCACCAACCTCTACTAATAGCAAAGGTTTGTATTTGTTGATAGTTTTCATAGCTCCTATCAAAATTAATCCTTCTGTTCCTTCAGCGTCAATTTTTATAAGGTCTACATTTTTGATTTTAAAATCGTCTAATGGTAAAACATCTACTTCATTGTCGGAAATTACTCTTTGCCCAGCAGTTAGTTTAGTATTTCTACGAAAAACATCGCTTTCATAAGAATAAATTTTAGAGTATCCGCTGTACGAGTATTGACGCGCAATGACTGTATGTTTTTTATGATAAAGACCTGTGTTATGAATTTCTACATTAGGAGTATTTTCTAAATTTTTTTTAAGAGGTTCTATAAAAGTGGGAATAATTTCAAATGCATGAACTTTATCAAAAAACTCAGCAAAAGCGTGAGACATCGCACCATAACAAGCACCTACATCTATAGCAACTCTATCTCCAGGACTGCAAAAAGCAGCTTCTTTCGCTAAATTATTCTGCCAATTATTTTTTTCGAGAGTCCATTTGTTATACCCATCGTCTTCCTCGTGATCCAGGAGCCACCAACCATTATGCGACTTCATATTGATCCCACCAGTCAGGTCTTTCTCTTCTGGTCCAGTGCATATCTATACGTTTCGTTTTAGTTTTGTAAAACAAACGATAAGATTTTACTGGATCGCCAGGAAACATACATTCGGGATTGTCTGCCATAGCAAGTTTAAATGGTGTTTCTGGTATATTTGGTATGTTCGAAGGAACTGTTTTTAACAACTCTCGTAGTTGAATATCAGTTTTAGTAACTGTTCCTCTACGAAAAGTATATTCGTCTAGCAAAGCAATAAAATGTTCATAGTGCCAGATATAATTTTGTTCAGATTCCCTGGTCCAAACAGTGGAAGGATGATTACGATGCACGACAGCATATAAGTTTTCTTCCATGTATAGATCGGGATGTTCCCAATAACGAACGATGGTCTTGCCAGATTTAGAAGGACGTTTCGTTTCAAAACCGTCACACATACGGTGAGTCGTGCACAACATTTGTGCAGACTCGATGTACATTTTACGAATGTGTTGATCGCACTGAGCTTTGGCAGCGCACTTGGGACAATTATTTAACCGGAATATGTTCATTTTTCTCAATGATATGCTGATACAAAACGGCAAGAATTTCTTTTTCTTCGTGTCTCAACATATTATATAACTTTTTATCACGCTTTGTCAACTTACCTACTTTACGAAGAAGTTTTGCTTTCTTACCGTTCATCCACAGTTCCTTTTTTACCACTACGCGTAAGGATTTTCATAGTCTATTTCCTCTAGTAGAATACCATTATGTATGATCACTTCTGGATCTAACTCGCTCCATTCGTTATCATCGAACCACATGTGTCCATCTTCCCGCCAAGCTTCTTGAATTGTTTCCTGCTCATCTTCGTCGATATTATAGAACTCCCAGTCTTCAGAACAACCGTCCCATGTTTCTAGGAACTCAAGTTCTTCAAACTCATAGATCTCTATGGACTCGCCTTCTAGACCTGACTTGAGATATTCGATCTCGTCTTCGTTTTGAGGAATTACATTCCAGGAACCGCTGCGCCAACAGGTTTCGATTACTGCTTGCTTCTTTCCTTTTTTCTTGTACTCAATCTCAATGACGCTTTTTTTATAAGCGTTCATCATGCGATAAGTTTTGCCGACTTCAATCTCCATGTAACATCTCTACTGCTTTGACTACATCAGGAAAATGCACGCCAAGGATTTCCCAACACTTGTCGGCAACTTCCATATGCTCCGCTTGCGTCCCGTGTCCTCTCCTCAGGTCGCAATAATGCACCCAAGATCGTAATGTCCCCGACATGTACAAAGTAGTCTCAGTGAGTCCCTCAGGAAGCAGAGCACGTGCTTGCTCCTTAGCAATGCCATTGTTCAGCGCCATCTCATAATAATCTTTGGCAACTTTACAAACCTCTGCCTGCATTTCGTTAAACACTTCCTGCGCTTTCTTTTGCTTGACAGCGTCCTCATCTATCATCGAAAGTTGGCGGTTCGTAGGGTGCTGTTTACGCGCCTCTCGACGAGTGTTGAAACCTTCACTCACCGCATACCGTTGACTGAACTCCTGAAAGGCAAACGAACGATGACGAATGATCTGACGCGAGATATCGCGAGTCGTTTTAATTTCCATCGTGACACTCACCATCTCAAACGGTGACCAGTGACCTTCTTTAATGAGATACCGCAACAACTTGGGCGCAGTTTTCTCATTGTTCTGATTTCCGGGATTGCTCACTCGTGCAGCATATGCAATCAATTCATTAGCAGTATGACATCCAGTCGTTGCACTGGGAGTTGTCATACCAACTAGACTTACTTCACTCTGCATCATATGCTCCTTCCATATAAGTTCCAGGCACACTAAAATATGCAATCACCATATGCAATGCATTTTCTAGAGGTTGATCAATTTCATTATTATTTTCTAATTGCCATTTAAGTTCGTCTGCGATTAATTCATCCACAAACTCGTCTCTTAAAATTTCACTCAGTATCATATCTCTCCTTCTGCTTTTACTATCACATTTTCTTTTTCATTCATTAATGGACCAAAAATAGATTCGCTCTCTGTATCTATTTGACTTTTATGTTTAGTATAAACTTCTAAAAATCTACTTGCACCTTTGCCAGTACAAGTATATGAATCAGGGGTCGCGTGATCCTGACGCCAAAAAATATGCTGTTTGGTGAAATAGAATGTAGAAATTTCATCTTGCATCTCCATATAAGTTTTAACTAATGCTTTTTGGTCAGCAAACCATTGTTGTTTCTGAACCTTAATTTTTTCTACGTATCGTTTTAAAAACAACTTTGATTTTAAATTACCATTAAACCAGACAAGAGAACAATTAATAAGATGACTTGGATTCGCGGCAATCAATTTACCATTTTCATCATATTGTGATAATACTTCAGGATCTAATAATCCCGCTTTGTCTCTAAAAAACAAACCGACGTCTTCTTCTATTTGAGGAAGTTTTCTAAGGAAGATCATATCAATGTCAGATATCAGCAATCCGTCTGAGAAAAGATATTTTTCAGCAACGTAATATCGATTGCAGGCATAAAACGTAATATCACACCTGTCCGTAAAGGTGTACTCGATCTTTCCGTAATTAAAACACTGTTCGTTTCTTTCCCACAGAGTGTTAACAATCCTAATAACATCAGGTGTAGGATTGATTACATTGATAATGGGTTCGTATCCTGCTTCGACAGCAGAACTAAAGAACGACCTATAAAATGCCAGGAAATATCTAGAGTCGCAAGAACAGAGTACCTTCATTAATCTTCAGTAGATAAAATAATATTACCATTTTCGTCAGTAAATGTCAAGGTAAAGTTTTCGGTGTCGCCGAGGGAGCTCCAACCAAGATATATCTCATCTAGGAAATTCCATTCTTGTTCTTGCTGCTCTTCTAATTTTCGTTCGCGGTAGGAAACAAAATCAATTACATCGCCCATTATATATCCTCACTTTTCAGTTAGTTCTTTTATCCACTCTTCATGCTTACTAGATTCTTCTTTGTACCACTCATCATGATGATTAAATGCATACTGTGTTAACTTCGCGTTCATCTTTTTAGCATTAACGAATGCTCTACTCATCATATAGTCGAACTCTTTCCATTGTTCTTCTGAGATTGGCATTCCTTCTTCGTTTATTTCTTTAATGAGATGGAACACGGAACGATGCAAATCGCA